TCCTGCCATCTCGTCATAGGTCTCTATATCCGAAGGACTTGAAGTCTTAGTGTGCGCCTTGCCCATAGATACGGAATCTGTAGCCTTGGCCGTTGGGACAGATACCTTTTGGCTATATGGCGCGGAAGTACTCCAGGCATTAGCCGGAATAGTTACAATCGTTTCTTGATACAAAGCATTCACGCTCTTTGTGATGGCGTTTACATCGTTTGCCCCGAAGGGAGTGCCCTCCTGCGTGTAGGATGTTGCATCAGTGAGAGATACTGTTCCGTCACTGTTATTCTCCATGCGGAACTTCCTTTTCTGATACATGGCATCCTTGTAGTCTGTTTTTAGGCTCATACAAGCTCTCCTTTCGTTCCTAATTTAAAAGATAACCTACGCATTCCTTCCTCCCGTCCTGTAAAATTCTGATAGATAAGAAGGCAGGCATTTTCTATTCGATTCAGTTCGTCCCAAGTGATAAAGGGCTGGTTATCGTAGAAGGTCTGCCTCTCCCCGATAGTAAAAGGGAAGGTAGCGGAGCAGATCCTATCAAGGTTAGATTCAAAAGCGTTTATCTCATCAGCATAGAATCCGAAGTCTTGATAGCTTTTATCCGCCCCCATTTCCGTAAAAGGAAAATCCGACCAAAGGACTACTGCCTTCTGCCGGATTTCGTTGATGTTTCCCTTTATTCGGTTATAGTCTTCTACATTAAAGAAGTCCGTGCTCTTCCAGTCTGTCTTAGGTGTCTTCCACAAAAGAAACCTCCCTTCTTGCCTTTATGCTTCCGGATAAGGCACCGTTATAGTTCAAGGTATGGTCAAATACCCGAAGCATTAGCTTATCTACATATTTATTCTCAAGATACAGTAAATCGTTGGCCATTAACCGTGGCTCTCCTCGGTACGTAAGGCTGTATTCCCTGTCTGCTTTTAAGTAGTTCCCTACCCAATCCAATACATCGGTAGCAAGGGCAGTATCCGATATCAAAGGATTCTTCCACTTTTCCCTCTTTCCGGATGGATTTAGTTCCTTCTCCATAGTATAGGTCTTTACCAAGTATTCCTTGCCATTGACCTTTACTTCTCCTCCGGATCCGGAGTAAGAGAAGCGAAGGAAGTAGACTCCCGCCTCAAGCACGGTTACTGTTCCGGATGTGGCCTGTACTGTGCAGCCATAGGAAGGATTGCTAAACTCCGCAAGATATTCTCCTGACTTAGTGCACTCCACTTTAGCAAGCTCCTTTTCTCCCTCTGTGCTGTCAAGGTATTCCGTCCTTGTAAGCTCCAAGGTCTTTACGGATTGAAGCTGAGTGCCTAATGGTGTTTTGGTTAACTCCCTACCATAGCTAAGTTCATAGTCTGTAACATTTCCGAAGCCTACTTTATTAAGAACTGCCCTTCCTCCTGTCTTTGAGGGCTCCTTTTCGTAGATGGCCATTCTGTTAAAAGGCGCGAACTCATGTGATATGATGAAGTCCGCTCTATCTACGTCAAAACTTAGCTCTTCTACGGTCTTTCCGTTGGCCATTGTCTCGATACCTATCTTTCCGGGATAGGTTCTGCCAAATTGTAGCTCCATACCAAAACAAGCAAAAACTGCTTCGGTATCAATTACTACTTGCATGGCAGTGCTATCAACATATCCTATGTCTGCCTTGCCACTTCTCGGAAGAAATAAAGTTGTGCCGTCTACCTTCGTATAGTTTCCGTTTGTAAGGGAGTATTCTTTAATCGGCAGGTCCTCAAGAATCTTTGTGCCGTTGGAGAAATAGGGCTCATGGGCAACAGTACTAGTCATTCTCGGAACGAAGGAAGAACGAATCACAATCTTACCTTTTTCGTCCTGATATAAAAGACATCTTCCGGCGTTGGAAAGAAGCTGTAAAGCTTCTCTGTGTGTTACTACAGGAATAGGGTTCTTTATCTTTACAGACTTTAGGTATTCGTCAGTATAAAATTCTCTCGGGTCCACTCCGGCATCAGTAAGAACATCAAGGCATAAGTCATAAATGCTTACCCCTTGAGGATAATACTTCCCCTTTCTATACTTCCCTGTAAGACCGGAAAGAAAATCTATCGCTGTGAAACTCATTTTGTCATCGTCAGCCGACCACTCTTTAAGCTTCAAAGTCCCTACTTGCAACCATTCAATCCTGTCCGCAACCTCCTGCCCAAGGAAAGCTTGCACCTTCTGGCCGAGCTCCAAGAAGTTCACGGTACTTTTTTCGTTTTCTATATCGTAAGCTCTGTCTTTATTGTTTACACTTAGCCTAAAGTCGATTGTAGGTAGCGCCTCCATAATAGGGCTAATATGCTCTTTTTTACTGGCTGATAGGATGTTCCGTTCGTTAAAGTAAATACCTATGCCCATGATGATTTCATGGATGTGTAAGCGACCATGTCCATTTACCATTTTATTTGGGATGATGGATAGTGTCGTAGTGCCTTTAAAAACTTCGTCACAGACATACATGCTTTTAGTGTTCCCTGTTACATCCTTAAAGCTTTGGTCTGTAACTATTGTAAATTCCTCCGGATAGGCTTTTCCGAAGTCTATAGTGACTCCTCTTAAATCCACCGGCACAGGGAAGATAAAATCTATAATCCCTTTAATCTCCTTCGATACAATTCCCTGATTTAGAACGCAATCTGACTTCTCCCTTGGAAGGAAATACATCCGTCCGTCTACGGTGCTATAGTTTTGCTCTGTAGTGGCGTATAGGGCATCCACAACATAGTTATTAAGAGGCTTCGTCAGATTGCTAAAGTAAGCCGTCTCAGAACTCACTTTAGCACTGCCCTGCGCCTCTTGATTAATAACTCCAATATTTACCCTCATCAGGGTATGCCCCCGGAGGGGCTTTTTCATTTCTTCTTTGTATGCGCTTGTTACTTGAAGCATAGCCCCTCCCGGTTAATTGATTCCGCAGTCTACAATATTTACCTTGCAATCCCGATACATAGTCGGCAGTCCCGCTTTATCGAAAGCTATCGGCGTGGCCGTTCTATTGCCCGGATACATCCTAATCGTCAGAAAACGGTTATGGACCATATCAGGGATTTTAGCGACCACTACGAACTTATCAAACTCCTGCAGCATATCCGCCCAAGTCTTGGCATCTAAGCTTTTCCACTGTAGGGAGTCGAATTTGTACTGGTCTCTTCCCACCTTCTGGCCAACGAACTCGCCTTTAGCATTCTTTCCGGCTGAAACATTGGTAGCAACCACAAGATTGCCGCCAATGTCCGGAGCGGGAAATTCTTTTCCATTAATTGTTATCGTTGCCATATTACCCCCTTAAGCTGTATCCGCTTCGGCCTTCCAAGTCGGTAAGCCTTTGCTTTATCTCTCGAACATCCACATAGACCGTTAGATCCATAGCTTCAATCTGCTCTGAGATTCTGGACAGGAATGCAAGCATTCTTTCAAAGTGTTCTTCGGAGATTCCCGGATTAGAAGCAAGGGATACTGCTTTATTAAGCATATCTTCCAGCTTGTTTTCCGGAGCAACCACTTCACCGTAATGCCGGTTATCTCCAATCATGGCGAGCTGAGGAGTGTTTGCTTTTACAAATCCACCATTAGCAAGCTTTGGGATGGATACCGTAGGAACGGTAGGAATATTAAGTCCGAAGCTGTTTCCCCCGATTTCAGGAATCCAATCAGGAAGTTCAAAGCTAATGGAATTCAAGGAGTTAATCATGCTATTAATAGCCTTGATTACTCCGTTGGCCATGGACTCAACACCGCCAAGAATAGAATTGATAACTCCTTTGATGCCGCCCCACATGCCTTCAAATATAGAAACAGTGGTAGTTTTCAAATTCGTCCAAACCTTTTCCCAGTTTTCCTTTATGGTATTTAAGGCGGTGGAAATACCATTTTTAACGGCTTCCATCTTCTCGCTAAGCGCAGACTTAATACCGTCAAAAATGTGTTTAAAGAAATCAGATACCGCTTTCCAGACAGCTTCCCAATTCTTTTTTATCATGTTGAGCATACCGGTAAGCCTTGCCTGCATTACATTTAACATTGTCTCCAAGATACCTGTTATAGCTCTCCATACACCGTCAAATATAGCCTTAATTCCGTTCCACGCTCTGTCCCAATCGCCTGTAAGCACACCAATAATAAAATCCATAAGACCGCCAAGAGCAGTCAGGACGCCGTCAATTACCTTTCCTACCCCATCAAGGAATGCGAAGAAGCAATTTACGGCGATATCCAATGCCATGCCGATTTGCTGTACTGCAACACCGGTGAACCAAATAATAAAAGGCTCTATAACGGTAGTCCACGCTACTTGAATACATTCCGATATTTTTCCGAAAACCTCTTCAAATTTTGGCATAAGAGGAGCAATGACATTGTCCTTAAAATCTGTGAACTTGTCCGCCGCTTTCTGAACTATCGGAAGAATGTAAGTGCCAAAGGACTCTAAGAATTTGTCTCCTACAGCTACGATGGTTTCCTTCATCAAGGTAAATAGCGGATGAACGGAATTATCATAGATGCTTATGATTGTGTCGCCATACATGTGGAATATTTCAGCCAGGTCGTTAAAAACCTGCATTACCGGTTCAGATAGTGCATTAT